ATGGGAACTCTTCCTTGATGGATTTCGTAATGTCCTGTATATTCTTGACTGTTATGATGATGGTGATGAATGGGGTTATGATGAGTTCTGGGAGAGTTTGAGTATTGGTTGGTTTGAGGAATACATCTATCCTTATGATGACCCATACAATCTAACCATCAGTCCAGAACGTAAGTTGAGGTTAGCACAAGAACTACCAAAGATTACTCTATCAGTAGAGGACTATGATGAACTTGTGCGACGAATCAATGAACCACAAGACCCTGCTGTGGTGGAGAGAATTAAAGAACTTATGAATCGTAAAGCACCCTGGGATGATGACTGAAAAGGATAAAATCTTTTACAATGTCTGGTGCTGTGCTCATCGTCGTCGGTACGCTGCGAAACTCAAACAAGATTGGGAATTGTATAGCCGTGAACACCAAACTTTGCTGATGTGCCTTAAAATAGCAACGTGGACAACCTTTGATTCTGAAAAACCTCATTACCTAAAATGAAAGTTACTGAACACAACCTTACTGATTGGAATCTAAACGAAGAAGAACTTAATGCACTTATTTCTCTCTCAAAAGAGAAGATGAAGTCCTGTGAAGACAAAATGTGTGAGTTATTCTACGGAATGCTCGCAGGCAAACTGATTATTATGAAAAATGACTCCAACGTTTAAACAAACTTGTGATAAACCTTATGATCGCCACGACTATAAGGTTATTTTTGAAGATGGCAAAGAGGTCATCTTTGATAACTATGAAGATGTCCAACTCACTTGGTTTCAACGTGGTGGAAACTTTTTGAGTCATATTGAAGTATTAGACAAAAAGAAAAGTAAGGGGTTTAAATGATTTCAATATATGATTTGATGCACGATGAGCGTCGTTATGGTTGGGTAGTGGATAGTCGCTATCAGTGGATAAATCTATTGACCAAAATGGAACAAAACAACCCACAACGCTTTGAAGAGTTTAAGTATTCTAAAGCAACAATTTATCATCACATAGATAGATTGAATCAGGAGCAAAACACTTACGACTAATGAGCGAAGTAACTTTTAAGAAACACAGAGTATTTCGTGAAACAGAAGCAGTTGTCTTCTATGATATTTCTGTAGATGGTTCTAATGCACAAGACCTTGTGTGTCACACTGGTCCTGCAATCTCTCCACCTGATGATATTGTAGGAGCAAAACAATTTTATATTCACTATCATCAGATTGACCATAATCGTGTTCTATCTGGTCTTCGCACATTTGAGTTGGTGAATCCTGAGTGGCGTTATCCTTATCACATCGTACATCTGAATCGTTCTTCTGGTGCTCTGGTGATTCCTAAGATGACCTTCCATCGTTCCTATTCAGGTGCTGAAGGATCTATCGTGATTAACCAGGCAATCCGTGATGACGAGTTTGATCCAGAGACAGAGTTTGTTCCAGTATCCGCAGCAAAGAACCCAGACCTCTATCATATTCTTGCACACGAAAAACCCGTCATTCATACACTTGGAGAATAAACATGGGTATGTTTGATTACTTTCGCTCATCATATGATTTGGGTGAGCAGTTTACAAATACTATTTGCCAAACCAAAGATATTGAGGATGGTATTGGTGGCACAATGACTAACTATTGGTTAGACCCCAATGGTCTTTTGTGGTATCCAAGTTATATTGGTTGTCACACATTTGAAGTATATGAAGAGGGGCATCCAAAGTATAATCCCAATATGAAATGGGCAAACCACGAATGGATACCAACTGGTGTGCATGGCAGGTATCAACCACACTTGTTGACAAAGTATATTGAAATCTATCCTTCTGAATGGAAAGGAGCATGGGAAGATTGGCCACGTTGTAGATTGCATCTTAAATATGGTAGACTTATGGATTATGAAGACGTGACTGGAAGATGAAAAGACATGGATTTATAAAAGTTCTTACTGAAGAACAATGTAAAATTGCTGTAAATACTGTTGATGATCTTTATGAGCATTGGGTCAGGAGAGAACCCGAACCATGGGATTTTTACACAATAGGATCGACTAGTTATCAGGAGGGAATGTTAGAAGCTCCACAATATATTAAACAGATGGAAAAAATGAATCCGATCCTAAAGGATAAATTTGGTTGGATTTATAATATTGTTCTTGAAAAACTTTCCGAGCATTTAGGTCCTTGTGAATTGATTGATGATCTAGCTTACCCTGGATTTCATGTTGTTGGGCATCCCCCTGGACAACTTAATAATAAATTGACAATGAAATTGACACAAAAACCTTTGATGAAAATTCATGAGGATAGACCTTATGCACATCAAAAGGCAAGAATGACATGGGGAAAATTTACTGATGTGACAATTCATAACGCCTTGTCTTGGACATTGTTGCTTGAATCTCCATCTTGTGGTAGTGGTTTATGTGTTTGGAATGATTCTGAATTATCTAAGTATGATCAAAATAAAGAATTATCTGATTATGTTAAGGGTCTAAGTCATTATAAGGATTATAAAAATCATAGACCACCAGATAATGTGGTATCATATAGACTTGGGGAAGCATTTTTTTATGCTGGAATCTTACTACACCAGATTTCACCTGCTTCTTTATTTCTAGATAATGAAAGGAGAATTACCATGCAAGGACATGGACTTTTATGTGATGGTATTTGGAGGATTTATTTCTAATGAATTTTACACAAGAACAATATAAATTAATCTTTACTGCTGTTCGTCGTTATCAGCTAGAAAAGACTGCCCTGAATGGAAAAGAGTATCAAGACTGCAACGAAATACTTGACGAACTCTTTGATTCCGTGTATACTCAAAACCGAGAGCAATCGACTTAATGGACAACAACGAAGAATTTCCTTTTGATCAGTTCCCCTGGAAACTAGTCTACAAAGATGGGAATGAGACACGTAAATGCTATTTTGAATCCGAAGATCATCGTAAAAAGCATATCGAACGCTACAAATTGAAGAAAAAAGACATTAAACTTAGTTACAAATATGAGGAGTGAAATGACTAAAAGAGCACTTATTACTGGTGGAGCAGGGTTTATTGCTCACCACCTGATTGGACAAATTTTAAAAAATACGGATTGGGAAGTCATTACACTTGATCGTTTGGATTACAGTGGTAATCTCAATCGTCTTCATGATTTGATGCTTTCTTTCGATCCTGTAGTTAGGAAGCGTGTTAAGATTGTCCATCATGATTTGAAAGCAGAACTTAATCCTCTTGTTCGTAGTGAAGTTGGGAAAGTAGATTATATCCTGCATCTTGCTGCTGGTTCACATGTTGATCGTAGCATTGAATATCCCATGGAGTTTGTCATGGACAATGTTGTGGCAACCTGCAACATTTTAGAATTCGCCCGTACTCAAAAAGATAATCTTGAGAGATTTATTTACTTTGGTACTGATGAAGTTTTTGGTCCTGCACCAAATGGTATTAAGTACAAAGAAAATGATCGGTATAATGCCACCAATCCTTATAGTGCGACCAAGGCAGGTGGTGAAGAACTTGCTGTGGCATATGAGAATACTTACAATCTCCCCATTTATATTACCCATACAATGAATGTATTTGGTGAGCGTCAGCATCCTGAGAAGTACATTCCAATGTGCATTAAACGAATTCGTGATGGTGAAACTGTCACAATTCATAGTGACTCCACACGAACTATTCCTGGATCACGCCACTACATTCACGCCGAAGATGTTGCATCTGCTGTTCTCTTTCTGTTGAATTATGAAGGTAAGTTCGAACCTACTTGGGGTGGTGCTAAATGCCCTAAGTTTAACATTGTTGGAGCGGAAGAACTCAACAATCTGGAGTTGGCACAAATCATTGCCCAAGCCCAAGGAAAAGAACTGAAGTATGAACTTGTCGATTTTCATTCTTCACGTCCTGGACATGACTTGCGTTATGCACTGGATGGTGATAAAATGAAACAACTGGGTTGGGTTCCTGCTAAATCTGTTCGGGAACGTATCTCTGAGGTTACAAATTGGACTCTGGAAAACGAACGCTGGATTACTCTATGACACTACGAACTTTTACCGATAAGAACGGAAATGAGTGGAACTGGGAAGAAACTCCCGAAGTTGCTGAAGCACTTAAAAAACTCCATTCAGGAGACTATCAAGGTCCACTCTATGCTCCTCATCCTGATTTGAAGAATGGAAAAGAAACTAATTGATGATGCCTTCTACGTTGATGAAAGAAAGTATGGACTCTGGTATTCCACTGATAAAGATGGCAACGGACTTATCACATCTCTCACTGAAGAGTCGTGTATATCAGCAACCCGTTTTTATCTTAAAGGACGGCAGGAAGGTTTCGCTGAATCCAAAATCTATGAGTCTGAAGTAGGTGGAAAACTCTGATTATCCGTATCACGTATTAGATCCTACAACTCCTTGGTATGAGTGGTTATGTTATTGTGAGATCTGTCATCAATTGGATGTTAAAGATCAACCAAGCATAAGACGCTATATGGCATATAGAAATTATTTGAAATCTGTAGGTGTATTATGATGATCAAAAGATTTGTTGATTGGTTCTTTTCCCCTTCTCAAAAACCAATTGTAGAAGAGATTGATATCTATTCAAAGTTGATCGAACTTCAAGAACGAGTTGAGGCACTTGAAGCAGAAAATGTGGAAACATCTAATTGTTTGTATGAACTAATGAATTCTATTGATGCTGTCGATGCACGTATAGATATACTGACTATAGAAAAATGGACTGATAAAGATGTATGATCTAGATTGCTTTGAAAAAGCACTTGCACACTTTGGAACCCGAGTAGATATTATTGTTGCTCTTGAAATGGGTGATAAAATTGGTGCTGACGAAGCATATAAAATGATCAAAGAAGAACTCAAACAACTCAAAAAGATTCGTAAAAAGCATAAGGATACCGACTGCGATGAGTGCTGATAGTCTTAAAATAACACAAAATGAAGATGGGTCATTTACAATGGATTGGGATCCAGAAGATCCAAATTGGAAGTGGTTGAATGGGTTGACTTCCAAAGAGATTCAGGTTATTATGGAACAAGCAATCAAGGATTATCTCAATGACCTCTGATTTTGATTATAAAAAGTATTCACTTGAAAAACTCCAAGAGTGGGTTCACGATGCTTTAAGTTCTGGAGAAGCATCACCTCATGAAATTTATTCTGCCATTCGTGAAGCGGTGCAGGAAGATTATCAATACTATAAAGATCACGCTAATCGTGCATTGGGACTGCTTGAACTTATGAGCGGTCATCGTCCCGTAAAAGATACTTCAATTCTTCAATGCGATAAAGACGATAAATCTCCAGAATGTCAAGAAGCATGGAATAGTTTTTGGGAAGAAAACTATTATCCAGAAGAATATCGAGGATCTTCAGTAAGTAGTGTAAATCTTCAAAAAGAAGTAGAGGAGATTCGTAAAGCTGGTGGATATGAGTGGACACCAGAAGTAAAACAAGACAAAGTAAAAAAATGGGTTCTTCCTGTTGAAGAACTTAGAGATGAAGATACTGGTGAAGATGAATATTGCTTAACATTCCCCGATGATCTTCTAGAAGCATCAGATCTTAAAGAAGGAGATCAAGTTGAGTGGGTTGATAAAGGTGATGGTTCGTATTTACTGCGTAAGGTAACTAAACCACTTGGAATGGATGAGTGCTGATGGCAGACCTTTGGTTATTGCAATTATCAGCAATTGCTCCCATTGTTGGTGGATTGTGTATTGATAATTTTGTCAAAATGCAGGGTGATCTCTGCAACTTTAGACAACCACCTGATGTTGTGCTAAAATATGATAGACAAAACCCAGAAGATGCTTGCTATCGTGATGGCATCTTTTATCCTCGCTGTAAAGACTTGGAAAATCCCGAAGTTCTCCGTTATCACAATTTACTTTATAAGAAATAACAATGGCACTATCACAATCTGTTGAAGAATCCCTGAAAGAAGCAGAAGCAGCACTGCGTAATGCTCTGGCATATGCTGCACGTCAAGAACGCCCAATGGTTTGTAGTGTAATTGCAGACCTTATTAGCCGTATTGAATCACTGCAAACAACTGATAGTCTGCTAGATAAACTGGAAAACCGCAAACCAGGGGATTCTGGATTCTTCGGTTCATTCTTTAATAATGGAGATGACTAATGGTTAATCCTGTTCATGTTGTTGGATATGGCATGATTGATTCTTTGGGGAACAATCCAAAAGATTGTTTCTCAAGGTTTTTGGATGATGTAGATTACTCTGTTGATTTTCAACCTATGATTGATCGTGGGGAGAAGATCACCAGAGGACTAATGGTGGACTATGAGACTTTAAAACTTCCAGAACTTGATAGTAAACTTGCAAAGACCTATACTAGGTCACAACTACTGGCGTTTCATGCAGTAGAACAAGCACTTCAAATGTCTGGTCTTAAACCGCAACAAGAAGTTGCGGTTATTTTTTCTTCAGCATCCAATTCATACGAGTCTGGTAATAAAATTGTAGGTGATCTTTATGCTGGCAAAAGAGTTAATCTTCGTAAGTTGGTTAATATTTTGCCTGATATGATTCCTTCACATTTATGTGGACATTATGGATTCATGGGGGCATCTGTTTCTATGCTTGCATCGTGTGCAACTTCACTCTTTACGATGGAGTATGCTCAACGCCTGTGTGATGAATATGAATACGTTGTGGTTGGATCTTCTGACTATAATGTGAATGTGGAATTGATGCTGTATTTTCAGGCACTAGGTGCTCTTGGAAATGAGAATTGCCCCTTTGATGATAGACGAACTGGATTTATGATGGGTGATGGTGCTGGTTGCCTAATCCTACAATCAAGTGAGAAGGTGAAAGAGTATGGTAGCACTATTCATGCCACACTATATCCAGCAGGAATGGCGTCTGATGCACTAGATATGACTGCACCAGCAATGGATGCTAGAGGTGCTAAGATAGCGATTACAAAGGCACTAAAGAATGCTGATAAGCATAGTCCAATGCCAATGTTCATTGATGCAGTATCTGGTCATGCCACATCTACATTTGTTGGTGATCCAGTTGAATACATGGCAATCACAGATATTCTGGATAATACTCCCATTTATGCTCCAAAGAGTAAAATTGGACATACGATTGGTGCCGCTAGTGTTCTTGAAACAATCTATGCGATTGAGTCTATGAAGAACAAAGTGATTCCCCATATCCAGAACCTAAATAAATGTTCACTTGACAAGAAAGGGTGTCTTGTTAAGGAGAATCAAGAATTACCAAATAAAGTGCTTCGTACTCTGAACAATTCATTTGCCTTTGGTGGTAAGTGTATCAGTCAAGTTATCGAAGTGTGATATAATAACATTAGTGGAGATTTAACTATGTCAGAACCTGCTTTTTGGGATTTTAAACTAAAACAAAGTCGTGAGCCAATTTGTGCTTCGATGATTGAAAATTTCGATAAACTTTATATTGAGTTGACTCACTTTGCTGGAATGGCAGCACATTGGTCACTCCCCTATTTTAATCCTCTTGTGGTGGATCCTGACAATGGTGATCAGACTCCACTATACACTGGTAATTGGACAACTCTTCCTGTTGGATATGTTGATGAAGAAAGATCTGTAAGTCCAGAGTTTCTTGACTTTAAAGCAGAACAGGAAAAGAAACTAGATATGAATCTTGATGATACAATTAGGAGACTTCGTAAGCGTGGTCTTCCTATTCTTCATGGTCTTATTTGGCGAGCAGAAAGAGATAAGAAACTTGCCAATGCTTTCCTGGGTACACTTCATCCTGGTGCTGTTGTGAATCGCCACAAAGGGTGGACAAAAGAATATGTTCGTGTACATCTTGCTCTCTCTTGGGATGATGATGCCGCAACAATAACTGTTGGTGATGAGACTAGAACATGGATGGATGGTGATATCCTGGCATTCCGAGATCAGGGACCATATTTTATCAGTATGAAGAACGAGAGTAAGGATCAAGAAAGACTTTATCTTTCTTTTGATTTGAGTGTGGATTATCTGAAAGAGTACATTGATATCGAATGACACACGAACCAGAATTTTGGGAAGATTATTTGATGGAGGAACCCATATGCCGCAGATTTATGCGGTATTGGAGATTTATTAAGTGGGAACTGATTATTAAATCTAAGTTATTTCCAAAAGTTGGGGGATCTTCATATAAATGGATGAACCCATATCCAAAGTATAAGATTGAAGATCCAGAAACTGGTAAAAAGGTAAAAATGTATGATAATACTTGGGATGTTCTAGCTCTTTCTAGATTCAGCGAATCATATCATCATGAGGTGAATATGATCGTCAAAAAGTTACAGGGTGGAAAGGATCTTGATACTTTAATTGATCAGTATCGGTGGATTCTTACTCCTGTAATTCATAATATTATCAAAGGTCCAGAAAAAGATGGAATACTTGCCAATATGTTCTTAAGTATGGTATCCCCTGGAACAATCATTCGTCCTCATCAAGGATACTCCAAGGATTATATGAGAGTTCATTTATGCCTTGTTGAAGATCCTGGATGTACAATAACTGTAGGAGAAGTGACAAAAACTTGGAAGAATGGTAAAATATTAGCATTTAAAGATGGTGGACCATACTATCATAGCGTTGTTCACAACGGAAAGAAAGATAGATATGTCATGTCATTTGATCTTAGACTAGATTACCTGGAGAAATATCTAAAATGAGTCAAAATCAAAAAATAGCATTCTGGGATCCATATTTTGAGGATGTCCCAGTTTATAATGAATTAATTGAGAATTATCCTGCAATCAGAGAAGAAATTTTAAATTTCTGTGAAGCTCCTTTATCTTTATTTGATTATCCAAGATATCAAATTGATGGTAGGAATTTATATGAACATTATTGGAAAGCTGCTCCTTTAACTAAGTTTGAAGGAGAATTCATGTCTTCTTATGCTACTGACCAAGAAAGAGCATTTCTGAATGTAATTATTCAAAATTCTAGAAAAAAATGTCCTATTACCACTGACATACTTAGTAAGTATGAGGAACAATTGGATGTTCTTTGCAATTCATTTATTAGTCGATTAGTTCCTGGTTCCGTTATCAATCCACATACGGGATGGACAGATAATTATATGAGAATTCATCTTGGTATTTCTTGTGATCCTGGATGTAGAATTACAGTTGGTGCTGAAACAAGAACTTGGGAAGATGGTAAAATTCTAGCATTCAAAGATGGTGGACCTCTCAAACATTCTGTTGTTCATGGTGGAACAAAAGAAAGAATTATTCTATCCTGCGATGTAAAAATTACATATCTTCAAAGGTATGTTGCAGAGTTGCATTATTAATAATTGTAACGTGATCCCAAAGAAAACATTAAGTTTCTAGATAGTATTATATTGGAATGCTAACATTGGGACACACTGCAAGAAACACTATGACTCTAGCAAAAACTGGCACAGAAGTTCTTACAAAAGAAGAATGGGATGAACTTGTTGCGCTTAAAGAAGCAATTAGCTACTCTCCACAGACAGTTTCTGCAGAAAAAATGGAAAAGTTTGCTGAACTTATGGTTCGTTCACTTGAGGGTAAATGTGATCCTCCTGCTCCAAAGAACTGGAGAGGTTCTTCTTTGAGTGAATAAAAAATAAATATATCAATACGATACAAAACTATGGATAACATTAATCAACATATTCAGAAGGATGAGGATCTTCTGAATGATCCTATGATTTCTCCACAAGCAAGGAGACACACTGAAGAAGAATTAGAAGCACTTAAAGCATATAAAGTAAATCATCCAGAAGATTCCCACGATCCTACTCCACTGGAACTTTATTGCGATACACATCCTGACGCACCAGAATGTAAAATCTATGAAGACTGAGGACAGTTAGAGAACTGGCACAAGGGGTCTCCTGGTTCGCTGGGAGACCCATTATAATATGTGAGTAATCGACAGACGCCCTCATGGCAACCCGCGCTCGCATCGGTCTTGAACTTGCTGATGGTTCTATCCTGTCTGCCTATCACCACTGGGATGGTTATGAGTCCTGGTTGGGTCGTATCCTGAAGACGCACTATAATAGCAAAGAACTTGCCGCCGAACTGATTGATGGTGGTGATATGTCTGTTGCTTGGAATGATGACCATCAACCTGAGTATTATTCTGCTCGTGGTGAAGATACTCCTCCTCGCCTTGATAAGGATCTGTGTGAGTATCTTCTTCCTGACAACAGCGAAGAGTATGCATATGTCTTCCGTAGTGGTGAATGGGTCTGCTACAATATGCACCAGTTTGATGATAGCAAACTGCCTGAAGTTGTAGAGATTCCTTCTGGAGCACTGGCGGTTTAGTCCGCTTTCTGTTATAATACCCAAGTAGTTGAGGATCATTATGGACCTGTCTGAACTGATTGATGAACTGCGGGAAATCGCAATGTATGAGTCTGATCCCCAAGATTGGATGGGATACTTGGAGTCTGACGACTCCTGGGTGCCAGATCACGAACTGGCATACTGACCTCTCAGATCCCTCTGGGATGCCCTATAATACGTTCATACGCAACAAGGCAATGACCACCACCTTCGCTGAATACGCCGCTGCTGCTGAGGCACGGAAAGACATCGCTGCTGCTGTTCTGGGGCACACCTATGCTCTGTGTGAGGCACTGCGCCAGAATTATATTGAGCATTCTATTCGTATGCACAAGCACTCTATGGATAGTAATCTTGATAACCTTGAGTATCATCAGGCACAGATTGATAAACTGAAGCAGGGCACTTGCGATTATGAGTTCTACCCTGAGACTGGTCGTAAGTATCACAAAATCATTATGAATGCGAATGGTTCGCGTTCTGTCCACGCTTTTGTGGATAAGAAGACTGGTCAAGTGTATAAGTCTGCAAGTTGGAAAGCACCTGCGAAAGGTGTTCGCTATGATCTTCGCATCATTGAGCAGCGTGAATGGTTGCTTCAAAATGCTGACTGGGCAGGTTCCTACCTTTATGCTCGCTGATGTACATTCCAACTCAACAATTCCTTAAAATGACTTACGCCAACGAAATCCGTGAATTGACCATTACCAAGTCCCTGAGACTGCTACGTGATGGTTTCAAGAGTGAGTTTGCTACGTCTGTGTTTGCTGATGAGCGGACAATGGAACTCTTTGGACAACTTGCTTCCGAATTTGTTGATGATAACATTCCTGTAGTTGATGAAGACAATCGTATGGACCTTGCTATGATGCTGCTGGAGTCTTTGGATGTTATTGCCCGATGACTGCTAAAGAAAAACTTCTGTTTGTCTCTTCGTTTATCTGGTTTCTTCACTGGGGTCAATGTCTTACATCACGTATTCTGGATACGGTTATTCTAAACGCCTCTGTGAGGACGTTACCACTTGGTTTCTGAATAGGTTTCTGCCCCGCCACAAGATTGAGGTGGAGATTCTTCATCGTGGTCTGCGTCGTGAACAAGTTTATGGGTATTGTGACTATGTGGGAGAATCGCGTCGTCCTCGTGAGTTTTTAATTGAACTCAACACCCATATGTCTGAGGAGTTGTATATAAAAACTCTTTTGCATGAACTGGTCCACCTGCGGCAGTGGGTAGTAGGTTCGTTGCGGTCCAAGCGTGGAAAAATGTATTATGGTAAAGAATGCATGGAAGATGTGGACTATTGGGATCAACCCCACGAAATAGAGGCACGGGAGCAGGAAGAAACCCTATATCTGGAGTACCTGTTTGAGAAGAACGGGTGGACAGATCATCAAGTGGCACAGTTCTTCCCCAACCGCCTGATGGTGGCAGTATAATTACAAGGTAATCAAGAAAACCAATGAACATTTTCGACATCCCTAACGCAATTCGTGTTGGTGAGGTTACTCTGAATGGAAGTGAATATAATGGAAATAAGTATGTCTTCCATAAAAAGAGTTTGGGGTTGGTTTATGATATTAACTTTCCGAAAGAACTTAAGCGTAAGCATGTATCTCTTGTCTATATTTTGTGTGTGAACGGAGAGATCTACAAGATCGGTCAAAGTTCTTGTGGTAGTGGCATTGAAGGAACCATGGGTTTCTATTTGAAGTCTGGTCAAGATGATCCTGGCATCAACAGATTTGCAATCAACTGGTTCATGAGAGAAGAACTTAATAAGGGAAATAAAGTAGAAGTTTTTATGATCTATATGGAACCCATTGAGATTGAGGTTCCTGGTCTGTTCAAGAGTGAGAAAATGATTGTGCCTGTGAGTGCAAAAGGTATTGAACAAAACTGCCTGATGCAGTATAATTCTATTGAGGGATGTTATCCTAAATGGAATTATCAGGAAACTGGTATTGCTCTTCCTGATTCTATTCATGAGGCATTCGGGCAGTATAAAATCGATCGTAAGAATAAATGAAGACTCCTATTCGTTACGCTGGTGGTAAGTCTAAAGCGTACAAGATTATCACACAATATATTCCCAGACTTCCATATCCACAACGTATTATTTCACCATTCATTGGTGGTGGTAGTTTAGAGTCTAAGTGGGCATCTGAACTTGGAGTTCCTGTTTATGGGTTCGACATCTTTGATGCTCTGGTCAACTTCTGGAATGTTCTTCTGTCTTCTCCGAATGAGTTGGCAGATAAACTCCAGGAGTTGACTCCTACGAAGGAAAAATATGCTGAGATCAAAGAATTGCTGTTGCAGTGGGAATATACTCAGGATATGCTCAAAGATTGGCACACAGATTACTACAAACGTGATGCCATTAAACTGGATGATCTGACTGCTGCAGCATATTATTACTTCAATCATAATCTGTCCTATGGACCAATGTATCTTGGTTGGATGAGTAAGATCTATGAAAGTCAGACCAAATGGGATAAGATGGTTCACAATATCAGGTCCTATAAAAATAAGGATCTACATGTAGAAAAGGCATCGTTTGTTGATGTTATCCCAGAGCATTCGAATGATTTGCTCTATCTTGATCCACCATATTATTTGGATAAAGATTCTGATAATAAAATGCTGAAGGGAATGTATCCAAATTGCAATATTGATGTGCATCATACTGGATTTGATCATGAGAAGTTGAGAGATCTGTTGCACAATCATAAGGGTAGTTTCATTCTGTCTTACAATAATTGTGAAACGATTCGTGAATACTACAAAGATTTTGATCAGTATTTCCCAGAATGGCATTATTCCTATCAGTTAGGAGAGACACGTATTGGTGATAATCGTATTATCTCTGGGGGCAACAATACTAAAGAGTCGCATGAGATTCTGATTGTGAAGGTAGACGGTTGAACAAGTGGCACAGGGGTTGTTGAGACCCCTTCTCTTTGCCCTATAATACTAAGGTAATCGAGAGACGCCCAATGGTCACCGACACTACCACTGATGCCCAACTGCGCCGCACCATTCAGAAAAAGATTGAGAATGAAATGCCGCTGCAACTTCTGAAGCGGATTGTTTATGAAGTTCGTTGTGAAGAAATGGGCATCCGCCCTGATGATTGGAAACTCTATCCCGAGAAAACTGATACGATTGATCCCATTTTGATGTCCGATTTCTATAATTATGTTCTCAACTTTTATGGTGAGAATGGTATCTACAACATGGGAGCTACGTTGGACATGGTGATGGAAGCCACACAGAAATACATTAACTCTAGCGATGAGTTTTGTGGCGATAGTTTCGATCGTGAAGCAGTTCGTGATATTTTAATTGACATGTATCAACTCAAGTTTCCTGTCTAATGATGAATCACATTTACATCAAACAATTTGCGAATCGTTGGTATTTGGTCTGGTCTGATACTGGACGCACGATTGCATCTTTTCCATCTGAATTTGAGGCTTACGCTGCCCGCAGATCTATGATAGAATATAACAAAACTGGAGGAAATCAATGAGTTACTACTGGACTCTAAAAATGAATAACGCAACTAATCGTCGTGTCGAAAAACTTCAAAATGAGGGTGTGAATGTGAACACTTCGACTCATGAAGGACGACAGTTGATTGGTTATAATTATCTTGAACTTGTTGCCGATTATGATGGGGTGACGGAATGAGTGATTTATCTCTTGAGAAAGTTGTTGGTTGGTCCCTGATTGTGGGTATTGCTGCTAACACTCTTATGTGCCTGAATCTGTATCGTCAAATTGGTGATCTTGAGTATAAGGTTTATCAACTGGATAGCAATTTAAATTCTGCGATTCAATCTTTGAGTCGTGATGTTTGGGAACTGAAGATTAAACAATGAAACACCTTCTTGCTCTTGCCGCTGTCTTGATTGCATCTCCTGTATTTGCTACTCCTTCTTCGGATGAGAGTAAATACACTCCAACTGCACCCAAAATTTATCGCCCGTTCACTTATGAAACTCCCTGTATGTTGGAATATAGGGATCAAACTTATCCTGATGTGTGTAAGGTAGTTGAAACCCGTGAGACTGGTGGAGCACTTCGCACTCGCAATATCTTTTCCAATCGATTTCGTTTGACGATTAAGGGTCGCTTTGATAAACAGAAAGGTTATATGACTTGGGATAGTCACAACAAACGTGAATACAAGTGGGAATATAAAATTGGTGGCAATCAAGATTCGGGTGCCTGGACCTATGTAATGCCTGGTTTTCTTGTTCAAAATGTATCTTGGGATTGATGACAATGACTGAAGTAAATGTACAACTGAATGTTCATGAAATTGGTGTGATTCTATCTGCACTGCAGGAACTCAACCTGCGTGAAGAAAATAGAATTGCACGGGAATATGGAAGTGTGCCAGCACTTTATAACAAACTCTACTCGCTCTGGGAGCAGATGGACAGTTCGCAAACTGGTCTACGGAACGACGTGGTGCCGTCCTTCTGACCTATAATACTAAGGTAATCGAGAGACACCCCATGCAACTGATCCAAGGCGCCATGCAGGTTGACTTCTATCCCGCCGCTGGTCTGACCGACAAGTTTGTTCAGGTTGTGAGTTTTGATGGTGCTGAGATGAGCGAGCGTCTGATCTCTAAGCGTGAGATGCAGCGTCAGGCAGATGAGCGTATCAATCAGTATGGTTATCAAGTGACCAAGTTTCACACTTCCCCCCGTATCAAAATGATGGTGTGCTGCTGATGACTCGCAAATATGTTTTCTATGGTGCCCTGATTGCGATTGGCATGTTGAGTTACAACTATTGGTTAATTCAACGTGACAATCGCATGTTTGACTCTTACTATTGTCAGACGATAGGATGTGCCAATGAACGATGAAGACATTACCCAATTTATTAAAGCATTTGAGGATTTTATGAGTCATTCCGAAACTGAGATCAATGCCCATGAAAAGTGGGAAGAGGCAAGGAATTACACCGAAATGCTGTATGAACAGAAGGCAGCAGAACTTGAGATTACGGTTGATTATTACATGGCAGAGTTTGTATGAATGAGCAGACGAAACTGATTCTTGCACTTATACAGATTGATAATCTAACCTCACTGATTGCTGAGAATGAGTATCAGAAGTTTTTGTATTCTCATCTGATTCAAGTCCAAGTTGAACTGAAAAGGCAGTTGACAAATCTAAATCATTCATCTACAATTAAGGAGTAATTTACACATAACAATGAAGTACATTTATTTGGTTGACTATTGGGTTCCTTTTCCCTCATCTGAGTATGGTGGAATCATCAATGTGATTGCCGAGGATGATCAGGAATGCTTCGATCTTTTAACAAACAAGTCTCTGGAAGAGACGCGAATGTTTGATGAAAAGTATGAAGATCGTGTGATGCCAAACATTGTCAAGGCACCAAGATTTGCTCTTGTGGATGATGAAGAGTCCCGCATTGTTGACATTTTTCTGACATAAATTATAAAGTAACATTCAGTAATAAACATGTCCGAACAAAAATTTTATCGTATCTTGCAAGAGTTTACTGATGGATGGGATTTGGTTGCACCTAGACTGACCAAAGAACAATCTGATGAACTCCTCAACACTCTATTGAACACTGGTGTTAATCCAGATCATTTAAAGGTGGTTGATGAACCAAATCCAGAAGAACCAAATGATGATAGAGCGTACAGACCTTTTATTCCGAAAGAGAGTTCAACCGAAGACATTCCAATTCAAGGAACTTGGCCTCCTCCAACTCCAGTCGAAGAATAATTGACACATGATGATTGAGTTTCCCCACAAGGCACCGAAAGGAATGTATTATGAGCAGACAGAGTTTAAACGCAATGTTATTGCTATCTGGATTCATTATCAGCGTCGGTTTGATTACAATTTGGGTGATCCCGTCCGTTGTATCTGGGGATTCTACAACACCAAAAAAAGAGTCTATCATGCCCCCGTCAACTCCAAAACCATTGGATCAGTCGTGGACATAAATGATACCACGCCGTATTCTGCAATGATTCCAAAGCAAACTCCACTTGAATCTGCATTTGTATGAACTACACACCTCAAGTCAATGATTATGTCATCTGGACCAAAGGTGTGGAAGGATGGGTGTATTTCAAAGATAAAGAATACATCACGATTGAACAATCTGTACGTCCAAAGGATGATGTCAATTATCGGTGTTGTTCTCTTCATCGCAATGAAAGAGTGCTTGTGCTTTGTTATCCAGAACAATGGAAAGAACTGACCTATGTAAGATCAAGAGATTCAAGATATGAAGAAGAAAAAGACATTCTGGAGATTGTGGGCGAAGTCATTGGGGGAGAAAGCGACGAAAAATGACAGAGAATCAGATCACATTGCTGGTATACGGAGCATTATATTCGCTACTTATCTCATTACTAATCTATTCATTATTGCAGGCGTCATAAGACATTGGAATGACAATGAAATACCAAGTTGTATATTACAAATCGAAGAAGAACAAAACGACAAAACAAACCGCAATTTTCTATAACATTGAGGATGCTACATTATGGGAACAACACGTGAAGAATTCAGGTTTTCTGAACAGCGAAATTATACCCGTGTTCTGATACCTGTTTATTGTGTATTATCTGCCATTGTTGGTTATGCACTGGCAGGACCAATGGCAGAAACCAGCACAGTCAATCGTACACTGAAATTGTGCAATGAAAAACCATTGGAATGCAAGTTCAAGTATGACATGGTGAGGTATCAAGAAACGGGACAAATCCCCTACAAAGAGGTAAAGGCAGTTAAGGACTCTAAATAACAAAAAGAGTTTCTTTCTGATCAATGTCGGTTGCCATATCCACGACTCCATTGTATTCATCTGGTCCAATCAGTTTTTCTTCATTAAGAACTGAATTTCAACAACCAGTGAATCCTGGTCAAATTTCTGCATCTGAATTAAGAAGAATCACCGCAACGGATAACACTGATCCAGTTGTACCTGACGCAACAGAAAATGCTCAGATTACGACTGCAAATGATTGGAAGGCACAATCATTCCGTTATTCGATCAAGCGTTATGATATCATTCAATCTGGAACCGATGTGAACACACCATCGACTCCTTCTGCGAATGGTATCAATCTTGAGAATAATGTTTATTGGAATAATAATTTAACCAAGAACATTAAGAAGAGAGCTTACGTTACTGGTACATGTGCCAACATTTCAACAGGTGCTTATGGTGCATCTTTTAATGCAACTGCCTACAATTTAAAGATTCATGTTGATGGATTTGTTTATGGGCAAGGTGGATTAGGAGCACCAAAAACTGGTGGTCAAATTAAAGGATCAAATGGTGGACCTGCATTGTATGTGAATTCATCTGGAGGATCTGTAGAAATCATTGTAGGTGGATCTGCAAGAATCTGGGCTGGTGGTGCTGGTGGTAGTCGCGGTGCCACTGGTGCAACAGGAAGTTCTGGACAATGTACGACTTATTATAATCAAGATACTGCACAAGGATGCCCAAGTCCTCCTGCATGTAATGCTGGATCCACCAAGGATAATGGAACCAGACAAGTTAGTCCATCTCCTTGTTACACACAATTCAAGGGTCCGACATATTATCCTTATGTACGTCAGTGTGAATATTCTCAGACATTTGCCGTTCCTGGTGCTCCTGGTGGTGCTGGTGGTAAAGGTGGCGATGGACAAGGTTACAGTGTCACAAGAACCGATGCTCCATTTTTAGGACAAACTGATGGACCTGATGTTGGTACAAATGGTGGATGTCCAACTTATGGTGGAACGGGCAATAATGGAGATAGAGGATCAAATGGTGGTGATTGGGGAACTGATTCTGCTGCCACAAATCTATCTGCTGGTGGTACTGCTGGAAGAGCAATTACTGGATCCAATTATACAACAACAGGCGCCACATCAAATATCAAAGGTTTTTACTAATTTGTGTTATAATAGTAGTATTTGGAGAATCATTAGATGGCAGAGAGTGAATATCCCTCATTAGGTGATCAGGGAAAAAATCTGGCAAAGTTTACATTTGAAGTTTTAAAGGAAGCATTCAAAGGTGGAACTGAATCTCTCTTTGTGAATGAAGAGATTCAACGCAAACGTCTGGATATTTGTAGAGCATGTAATTACTTCGATCCTGATCAAGGTCGTTGTAGACATTGTGGTTGTTTCCTTGCTTATAAGGTTCGCTTCTCATTAGAATCCTGTCCTCTTGAGAAATGGACAGTGAGTGAGGAAGATTGGATGGAAAAAACATTCGATCAATTCAAGGAAAAGATTCTGAATCCAGATCCAGAAACTCCACGTCCACGATTCCCATTTGAAAAGGAATTGGGTACAAAGTATAGTTGGACAATGCCTGAACCTGATGGTCGTACATTGCACTGGTATTGGAATGGTTCGATGTGGGAATTCGATGAAACTCCTGATGAACCCAATTATAGTGAAGAAGAAGTAGAAGCACATCGTTTGATGATTGAAGAACAACAACGTCAGTTTCAGTCGGATACTACTGGATTTGTTGATCATCCTATTATGCAACAAGATTCTCCAGATGTAATGATGTGGAAAAAAATGGAGAGAGAAAGACTCATTGCAGAGGGTATTGATCCTGATGTATTGGATCAAAAAGATGAGAAAGATGAACAGCAAATTGATGAAGATACAAACTATTTGATTGATTCTATTATTGATGAGATTGCAATGAATACACTGGAATCTGTTGTTGAAGAAGAGGTAAAACCTAAGAAAAAGAGAGGTAGACCAAAGAAGGTGAAAAATACCGAAAATTGACTAAATTACCCCTTTTTAGGGGTTTTTTAATGTAAATTTAATTAAAAAATATATTAAAAAACATATATTGCTATTTTATTTGATTCTCAATAAGTGAATAATTAATGAGAATCAATAGTGTATTATAGTTGAGAATAAGTCTTCTAAATGCTCATAAATGCCTCCAGGTCTTGTGAGCTTAGCGAGCGTATCATAAGACGCGCAGTTTGTCAAGCCCCGCCGCCGCACCAAAATCCAGGGGGGTTGACAATCTTATAAGACTATGGTAGAATCTCGACTAGATGTTACGAGAAGCACACAAATCTCGACGAGAATACATATATATCATTATGATCTCGACGAGAACGTGCATCATAAGGGCTTGCAATCTCGTCGAGCTATATGCTATAATACACAAGTCAATCAATCTCGACGAGCTTATGTACGACGACTACGATATCGACTATACATTCAGCAACGATTATAATCTCGACGAGGATTCATACTACGAGAATTATGCACGAGGTGATGCAGATCTCGACGAGGATTATGCACGAGATGGGCAAGACTACGAAGGTCTTGCATATCGTCATTATGCATGATACAATCTAGTACACACACCACGAGATTCTTATGCATACTACACCTACAAAACGCATACTACGTGTTACACTAGATCTTATGTGTTATGATGATCTAGAACTAGATGGTATTGATTGGCGTGAGATGCTACACCTAGAAGGTGATGAAGAGGTACATGTTAGCATCAAAGATTACACCGATATCTTCTAGTGTGCCAGTTTGGAGATTGGTCTTATTCTCAATTACTAGTACTTATTGATTCTCAATAATGATATGCTTATTGAGAATAAGACCAATTGGAGAACTGGCACACTAGATCGCCCAGGACCCACGTGATGGGTTATATTACCTTCGTTGACACAAATTGATCATGACTGAGGTTAAAGTTCGTGTCGAAACTTACGATGGTTGTGTGACCTTTTGGTATGAGAAGTCTAGAGTCAAGAATCCTACCGAAGTTGTGTGCAATCGTGTTACAAACCAGTTGATGGGTTTGAATATTAAAGAGGTGAGTGTGACAGTTGCATAAGTGGCACAAGGGAGGTTGCAATGCCCCCCAGACCCTGATAAATTACATTCGTCCCTGAGAGACACACCATGTTTGATGAACTCTGGTCTGAAATCCAAGATGCTCCTGGTGAGATTTTTGACCTCGACATTCCTGAACTTCGTGATGAAAAGTTCGATGTCAATGAGTACCTGAACGCTAACTACGATTACTGATGAACTATCTTACTCCCGACGATCTTAACAATCTGATTCGTTTGGTTGAAGATAACAACCAATACAATGATGATGAGGATAAAGAGTTCTGGAATGACATTCTCATTCGTCTGAATCAAACCTACCGCCACTGTCTTGATGAGTTCTGAAATGACCCTTACTTCCCAGCAACTTGGCCAACTCGTTGAAAACTACGCCGAGCGTATTGTTGATGAGATGGATGTAAAGTGTTTGATTCAATTTGCGTATGATACCATTGTGGAAAATCTATCTCACTTGAATGAGGAAGATGTTCTCAATGAGATCGCCAATGTGTATGATGAGGATGTGATTCAAGAATTGATTGAGAGTGTGACGGTTCAGTAAGTGGCACAAGGGGGGTTGCGGTTCGCCGTGCCCCCTGTTATCTTAAGAGTATGAAAAACACCCACCTCGAACACCCCGAAGATTCCATCCTGACGGGAGATCTTTCCGTGCTGGATTGGTTTACTGCTCCTGGCAATCTGAGCGTTAAGATTGATGGCGCCCCTGCAATTGTGTGGGGTACGAATCCTGCCAATGGTGAATTCTTTGTAGGAACCAAGGCAGTATTTAACAAAAAGAAAATTCGTATCGCTCACAATCATGAGGAGATCGATCAATTCTATCAAGGTGAAGTCGCAGCAATTCTTCACGCTTGCTTTGATTGGTTGCCTCGTTTCGAATGTATCTATCAAGGCGATTTTATTGGTTTTGGTGGTAGTGATGAGTATACTCCTAATACGATTACTTATAAGTTTCCTGAGGTAATTTCCCAGAAAATTATCATCGCTCCGCACACTTGCTATTATGCTGAGAGCGATCTTCGTGATGCTCAGGCATTCCCTGATCGTAGCATCTGGACTGACACTGAGATGGTGAAGTTCGTGAAACCTGATGCATACATTTTGTACAATCAGGAGTCCTTCGCTGATGTGAAAGAGGTTGTAGATTTCGCCCGTCAAATGTCTACTGCCTGTGAGTTCGTTTCTGATAAGGAAGCGGCAAAGATCAAACAGCAACTTAATGCTCTCATTCGTTCTGGTGAGCAAATCACTGCGGAGAATGTGAATGAGTTTGATTGTGACATTAACCTGATTCGTTTGTGGTTGCTGGTGAAGAGCATCAAAGATGATTGTCTCTTCCTCTGCCGCAATGCTGGTCCTGCCGCTTACATCGGATACAACAGGATTGATGCTGAGGGTTATGTCATGAGCAATGAGTTTGGTATGTTTAAACTGGTCAATCGTGAGGTCTTCGCTTATGCAAACTTCAACAATGGTCGATTCCAAAATGTCTAAAATTGTTGTGGGAATTGTGTTAGTAACTATTTTCTGGCACCCCCTGCAGCCGTTCCGCCATGTGACAGCTGACGCACTGTCCCTGGCTGCCGACATCATCAGGGACTGACCC